ATCAGGAAGTTGGCCTACACAAATAATTGATTTCCAAAAGATGTGTGACCCTGTTGAAGCCGATGTTACTTATAAACAATATATTGAAGCTGTTGCTAGAAGAGGAAGTAAATTACAACTACCTGTCGGTAGGCAACCAACACGCGAGGATTGTTATTTAGTTGAAACTAATCCTAAAGCTCAATGTGGATTTATATCCTCAAAAATCTATGGTAGGACTCACGAAGTAGCTGATAGGTACTTAAGACCTATAGCTGCTAAATTACATGATACTACTAAAAAGGGATTATGTGCTGATATCTCGACCTGGTGTCTTGGAGGTCGGGCTAGGAGACAAAAATTGACTGTTGATAAACCATGTAGATCTAGGATCATCCTCATGCCTGAAGGTCCTACAAAAATACTTGGTTTAACCTATGCTATGAAGATTTATGACAATTTAGCTAAGCTAAACTGGAGAAACCATAAGAATGAGATAAGAGTCGGTGGTAATGACTTTCATGGCAACTACCCTTTCTATGCTGAAGAATGGTTCAATGGAGGCTTCCTAACTCTTGAAGCTGACATATCATCTCATGACGCTAGAGCTACTGAAAAATCAATGGTAGCTGCTTTTGGAGTTATAAGGGCTTGTTTTCCACCTGGTGAAGAAATTGATAACCAATTTTTGTACTTGATGTCTGGTACTATCTTCAAAAATGTGGTAACACCAGGTAGATTTCTCTACAAAGTTCTTAAAGGTATACCTTCTGGGTCGCCTTTTACCTCTATACTTGTCTCTATCGTAAATTGGTTAAACTGGTCGTCTTTGGTAACTAAAGAGGATTATGCCAACGCTTGTGATTATAAGTTACATGTCTTTGGTGATGACACACTCTTAAATTTACCTGACACATCAGTTTTGACTGACACCAAATGGTGGTCTGATAATTTTACAAAACATTGTGGTCATATACTTGATCCTTGCGAACTTAAAACATATCACGCCATCAAAAAGGAAAATAGACCGTCTTTCTTAAAGACAGTCCCAAATTACAATCTTCCATGTCGATTAGCTAGAGATACACTAGTTTCAGCTAGTTTAGTTTCTAAGCGGAACAAAACATATAGTGATTATGCCACAGTAATTACAGGATTATGT